GTCTTTCATTTCATCACCAATATCATTGAAGGCTGCCGAACCTGCTTCGATCAACGGATTTAGATCCGATGCTGATTTTCCGAGCAATTCTTGTGCGATTATATCTCGTTCAGTTTCATTGGCTACTTTACCCAATGAATCAACAACATCGTCAAATACTTCTTTGGAAGTTCTTAATGAATCATCTGCATTTGTCGTCGATACTTGAAGCGTTTTAAACGCTTCTGCCTGTGCGCCTGTTCCGTCTTGCGCAGATCCCATGCTCTTTGTCAGTTTCTTTAATGAACCGCTTACCGTTTCAAACGATACATCAACCCGATCGGAAGCATACTTGATCTTTTGAATTTCTTCTGTGGTTAGTCCGGTGATTTTCGCCATTGTGTTTAGATCGTCAGAATACTCTGCTGACTTAACGACCATCGCTCCGACACCTGTAAGCATTCCAGCTGCATAGACTGAAGCAGTTTTGAATTTATTGCCTAAGTTCTCAGCGTTCTTACCTAAAGTATTGAGATCATTGCTCTTCGTTGCAGTGATGCCTAGTTCTTTGTTGAATGATTTTAACAGTGCTTCTGAATCAGCAATTTCACGTTGGAACGCTCTGTACTGACCACCATCGATTTCACCGGCTTCGAATTGCTTCTTTACATCGGCTTGAGTACTGTTCAGTATCTTCAACTTCTCTGATGTCTGACTGATTCTATCTTTCAAAAGGTCTTGCTTCTGTGCCAACAATTCTGTGTTCGTCGGATCAAACTTCAACAACCGATTTACTTTAGTAAGCTCTGCTTGAGTATCTGCTGACCGATCGATTACATCCTTGAGTGCTTTATCTAATTTTGTGACGTCTCCGTCAATGACTACGGTAATACCTTTAATGGTTTGTGCCGACACGGTTACATCCCCTTTCTATTGTAGAAATAAATCAATATCATTTTGTGAAACTTTATATTTAACAGGCTCATCATCAATGGAACTCTCAATAAATAAGTCGTAAATGAAACCGACTGTAAGTTGTTGTAAGTCATCGATGTGCATCCCTTTTTGAAGGCATCTTAAAAGAAAAAGGGAAACAGTTAATTCTCTGTCTATTTCCCTTTCTGACTTACTACTGTGCTTTTTTTTTGAGGTTTCTGTGCAACTAACAAGGCGGTAAACGGTTCTAACATTTGTGCCATATAGCTTGGATAATTAAACTGACTAAAGAATGTGAGTTCATCTTCTGTGTTCTCATTTTTGCCAAGCAATGCTTGAACATAAATAGTGTTGTCAATCTTTTCTAACAAGTTAGGAGGTATCTCTTCTGTTTTTATTTTTCCGTCATCATCTGCACAGCTAGCGAAATCTTGAAACAGTTTAAAAAGATCCTCGTGATAGAGATTGCGATACTGAATAGGAACTGCGGCGCTGATGTTGAAATTAACATCAACGCCACAAAAATTGATCTTCTTTAGGACTTCCATAATTAAACTGTGGCGTCAGGACGAACTACTGCGGTGTACCAAGCAGCTTTAGCATCTGCCGGTGTATCTTTCGTACAACTTGACTTAATGATTTTCTTACCATAAGTAGGATCGGTTATCGGCATAGCTATACCTTTGAGTTTCACTGTGACGGAATCAACGCCTTCTTCGGTCGTCTTGGTTTCAAATTCAGGACGCTCGAATGTGCAACAGTAATAAACGAACGGACGGTCATAAGCGTCACCTCTGATTTCACCAAGCAATGCGAATTTCTTGACTACGATGTCGGCGGTTTCAACTAACAGTTTTTTGACTGCTGTAATCGTTTGACCGAATAGTTCAACCATCGTTGCATCGTCAATATTCTGCAGTTCCAATTCAATGTCATGTCCTGTATTACCACTGATAACCATATAGACTCCATTGTCAGCGTACTTGGTGAGGACCGAACCTGTCGGTGAGGCTTTGAGAGAAACAGCCCCCAGTAACTTTACAGGCGTCGCATAGGTCAACAGTAATTCATTTGTAATCAATGCGTAATGTGCTGATTCGATTCCAAAAGTAATTTTGTTTTCAATTTGTGGCATTTAATTTACCTTTCTATGTATGTGAATACATAATTGATGAGTGATACTTCTTTATTGATTTCCACATCTTCGCTTTTTGAGTAACTAATACCATTCGTTTTAAACATAGTTTCAATGGCTGTTTCAGTGGTTAAATCAACTTCGGAGAAGTAATACTCAAGTGTGTATGTCGGTAAAGCGATATAATTCTGATTATCTGACCAACGTTGATTCGGAGCGTTTCGGATGTAGACCGCAAATGGTAATTGCGCTGTATCATCTTGGCTCTTATAAGCAACGCTAATCGGAAGTGATGCGAGTAAAGTTTGAATGTTCATTTTCTTACCACCTGTATCCTTGCAATAACATCGTCAATGGCTTTCTCTGCTTCATCTCTAGCCGGTTGAACATGAGGTTTTCCTTCAACTCTTCCGATTCGACGAGTACCGATGAAACCTTCGTGACCTTTCTCAAGTAAATGAGTTAGTCCCGGATCTGTCGCATTGTAAACAATCCACCCATTCAGATAACCGGTGATCTTGTGTTTACATCGCCAACCAGCTGCATATGTATGCTTCCCTTTGGTCGGCGCGACCGGTGATGTTTGTTTAATCTTAGTCGTCATATCACGTGCAATGTAGCCAAGTTCATCGTCCAGTTCATCACTTAAGTCTTTGGCTAGCAGTCGGAGTTCTTTCCGAAGGCTATCTTGAAGTTTCATAGTTTAACTTCTGAACAATGTAACTCCATGCGTCCATACTTTTTTGGATCTGCATAAGTACGGTCAATTTTATGAACTTTAGAGTTAAAGCGTACTTTCGTTTCGTTATCGTAATCATAGATTGAAATGTCGAATACATAGGACGCTTGTACGCCGTCTTTCTTCGACTGGTAGTACTCACTTCCTGTGATTGACATTACATCGCATAGGACTTCTCGTTCGATCGGAGTACCATCGATAACTTGTAGCATGGCGTTCTTTGTCTTTGTTTCCTTAATAAGAATAATTGAACTGTTAGACACGGTTGATCACACTCTTGATAATCATGTCATTCACTCGTTTCTTTAAATGAATCGGCATATCACCGGTATTTTGTGGGTTGCTGTATCGCCATTCTGATATATCGACGACCAACATAAATGATGCGTATTCTTCCGTCAGATCAATCTTCTTAATGTTCGTCAACTCATCAATGACCGCATCAACGATTCGTCCGATATAGACATCACGTATTGTACTTGTCATCCCGATTCTCGCACGAACCATTTCAATCAATTCTGTTCTATCCATACCTTGACCTCCTTAAAGAGAAGAGAGAGCCTTTCGGCTCCCTCAGTTTAACTATGATTAAGCGTTGGCAGTATCAGCAGCGAACGTAACAGCAGTAGCTGTAGGAGCAACAGCACCAATTGCAACAGCAACGAATGCTTCACCGAATACCGGACGACCGTCATAACGAGCGATTCCTTTAACAACCGTATTATCTTCAATGAACTGTGCTTCAGTGGAAGCCGCAAATACAGCACCTTCACGTTCAACTAACAGATAGACCGAACCGTAACCGCCGATAATGACGCCATCAGGAATGAAGTCCAAGATAACGATATCACCACCGACGATCGGCATCTTCATATCTTGACCGGTAACGATTGCTCCGGCAGCACTCATTGACAATGCTTTGATTTGAAGTTTAGAGAACGTAGTACGAGCCATCGCCCAGAATGTATCACCAGTTGCATATTTCGAACTGATAACGCTCAATTTAGCAACTAAATCTTCATAGAACGCAGCACCTTTATTCGTATCAACACTGAAAGACAAATGAGTCGTATGAAGATCGGTCCATGCTTTTTCATTGGATCCCCAGTATGCCGGAGCCGCGATTTCAGCCAAACGTTTCATGATACCAACCGGCATCTTAGCGCCTGTACCATATAAAATAGCCTTATCCAATGCAAGACCGATTGCTTGACCGATTGCGACCATTACTTCACTGACTAGATTTACATCAGAATCTTTTGCAATACTATTCGGGAATGAAACGAATCCGCCAACTTTATAACCGTCAACTTCGATCTGATTGAATCCGATTGCCAAAGCGTTCAGCGCTCCAACCATTTCAGTCCATACAGCCTCAGGAATTGAACCGACGATATTTTGACGAGCCGTACCACGTACCGACTTTTTATTAACTTTGGTAATCAGTTTGGAATACTTGTCGAGATTGTCACGTAAGAGGTCAAGGAAAACATTAGGAATATTCAGATCAGAGCCGGTGACTGCACGTTTTTCAGTAAACATTGAACGTAAACTCGAAACGAACGATGTAACATCTTCACGTTTCATCATTTCGTCAACTTCGGCACGTTGGAAACCTAAGAAAAACTGTGTTCTTTTATTCATGGAGTTTGTAGCCTCATGTCTTTCTACCGTTTTTTCCGGAGTCGGCGCCGGTAATTTGGCAAGTTCACTTAACTCTGCTTCGATCGTTCTGATCTTTTCGCTAAGAGTTTCAGCTTCTACTTCTTGCGCTGCTGTGGTTGTATTGATCTCGGTTTCTTCTTCTGCAAAAAGATTGAGATCGTCGTCGGTTTTCGCTTCTTCGATCGAACGTTCAAGATTCTGTGTCTTTAATAGTGTTTCCGCTTTTCTGACATTCAGTTCTTGCAATTTTGCACGTTCCATTTCCAGTTGCTTTTTAAGTCTTAATTGCTTTAACATTTCCTACCCCCGAACTTTCTTTAAAAGTTCTTGCTTTCTTATTTCAAAACTGCGCTTATTGATCGCATCAACATCAGCACTTCGCTCATCCCGCGCATGGACGAGAGTATCTCGATATGCCGGAAACGTGACAACACTGATTTCGTGAAGATCAATTTTGCGAATACGGAAGCGATATTTTCCACCGCCTAAGTCTTCAGTCGATTCTTCAACGATGTTAAAACCGAAAGAACATTGAGTGACGTCACCTCTTGAAACGAGTACATGAAGGTCGTTCGCATACGATGTATCAGGAATTTCGATTTTTCCGTACAGACCTTTCGCATCTTCTCGCAGAACCAACGTACCGCTTGTGTTACGTCCTAACACCATAGAAGTGTCATGGTTGTACAACGCACGAATATCGTTCGTCAGCGTGTCTGCAAATGCGCCCGGTTCAATCACTTCTTCAATGCCCGGTGTGAGTTCAGTAGCAGAATTGTAAAGAGCGAAATATCCTTCGATGTAACGCTTTCCGTCTTCTGCACGTACTGCCGAAAAAGGTAAATCAAAGGCACGTTCAATACCGTATATCCTTACTGTTTTCATACTTTCTTATCTCCTTTCAGTAATTCGTCGCTAAGCATCTTCTTTTTTTCTTCTTGTTTCTTGGTAAGGTCTTCTTTATTTCCAAGAATCTTCTTAGCGGTTTCTTCATCGTATGGGAATGACGCCACAATTAAGGCAACTGCCGAATCATACCCAAGCAGTCCATCGATTGCCGATTGAACAATTGATAATAAACCTGCGATCTGCGCACCATTCAAACTTACTTGAGATACTGTTTCGTCCGGAGCTAACTCAACATCAGGTGTATCAACCTTTTTCTTCGCTACGGTTGAAACTTTTGTATCTTTATAACTGTTCCCTTCACCGTTAAGTTTCTTCTGATTACCGATTGAACTAATCGGTATGAAGTTCTCTAAAATCACTAATTCATCAAGACCTTCCATCGGTGATAGACCTAATGCGTCACGCGATTCGTTTCCTGTGATGTAGCCTTTGATATAGCCATCACCGAATACTGTTGATAGTTCATCAATTGAGTATGCATACAGCGACCTGATATTGAACTTGAAATACAG